CGCTTGCGGTTGGAACCGGGATAGGTGGGCCTCTGGCACCGCCGATTCTGGCCGGTGGAGCATTGTTGGCATCCCAGTGATGCATGTGAGACGCCGGCGGATGCTGACCGAGCTCCGGGCCGAGCGATCAGCAGAGCGTGCTAAAGTGCGTCGCGAGGTGTACGCGATGCACACGAAAGGAGCCCCTTGTTGGGTGGGAAAGTGTTGCCAGGAGATGAGAACCAGGATTGGCGTGATGAGGCATTCGGAGAGCATCCCATGTTAGACCTGTTGGGGAATCCGTTCCATGATGATACACCTATCGAGGTGTCTGGCTTGGAGAGCCCGGAATCGTGCGACGCTTGCGGATAGTTGATGTTGCGGCGATCCTGGGGATCGCTCTGGGTGTATTCTTGTGTGCTATCGTAGTGCTGGCTATGGGAAGAATCTTGCGGGAACTGTTCGGATTTTAGGGAGGTATTGTGACTGAGCATTACAGTCGTCCACGGGAGGACGTTTTCAACCAGTGGATGGCGCAGGGGATCCGTGAGGGGTTCTGTGGCCCTCCGGTGTGTGCCGTCCATGATGGAGCTCCGACCACAGCCGAGGAGGACGAGGAGTTGTGGGACGGGGGAGAGCCTTGCTACCATGTGGTCCGCATGTATCGGGATGAGGCGACGAAGGTTGCTGTGGAGGACAATCATTCTCCTTCGACGTGGCGTAACGAGTGGACTCCGAAGTTGCGTCTGGTCGAGTGAGTGTCGCGTTTAGGGGAACTCCGCCAGGAGATGGAGTGGCGGCGTTGTGTCCGAGATGAGTCGCATTTCCTACATCAGTATTGGAATATCTCTCATCCTGCTCATGGTCGAATACTGTTTGATCTCAGGAACGCTCAGTCTTTCGCTTTGGAGCATTGGGCCACTAACCGTTATTCTTTGACGTTGAAGGCCCGGCAGATCGGGTGGACGACCCTGGTGTCGGCGCACCAGTTCTGGTTGGCGTTCTTCCACCCGGATCAGAACATCATTGACCTGTCTCGCACGGAACGTGAAGCGGTGTTGTTGTTGCGGAAGACGAAGTACGGGTTTTCGCATCTGCCGTTGTGGATGGTGGATCGTGGTCCGAAGTCGATGGTTGAGCATCAGCAGCGTATGCTGTTCGAGAACGGGTCACAGATCACGTCGATGCCGTCTGCGTCGGATCCGGCTCGTGGCGAGTCCGCCACATTGATTATCGTTGACGAGTGGGCGTTTTTGCCGAACCCTGAGGAGGCGTGGTCTTCTATTGAGCCGGTGGCGGACGTGGGTGGTCGCATCATCGGTTTGTCTACTGCGAATGGTTCCGGCAACTTCTTCCACAATCTGTGGGTTGGTGCTACGGCGTCGAACAACAAGTTTGCTCCGATGTTCTTTCCGTGGTCTGCGACAGAGGATCGGGACGAGTCGTGGTATGAGGAGAAGCGGCAGTCGATGTTGCCGTGGCAACTCGCTCAGGAGTACCCGACTACGCCTGAGGAAGCGTTTGTGAAGTCGGGTAATCCTGTGTTTGATCTGGACATGTTGGAGGTTCTTGCGGCTGTCTGCCGGCGTGGTCAGGTTGGTTATCTGCATTCTGTGATGCCGAGGGTTGTGGAGTTCAGGTCGTGAATCTGGAGGTATGGTCGCTACCGGATTCGATGCACGGCTATGTGATGGGGGTGGATACGGCGGAAGGTTTGGGGCACGGCGACTATTCGTGTGTCCAGGTGTTGGATTTGAATACAGGGGAGCAGGCGGCGATCTGGCATGGGCATATTCCTCCTGATGAGTTGGCTATCGAGGTTTTCAACCTGGGGTTGTGGTATCGGGATGCGTTGTGTTGTGTCGAGTCGAACAATCACGGTTTGACGACGATCACGGTGTTGCGCCAGTTGGGTTATCCGCGTCTGTTTCGGAAGCGCACGTTGAACAAGGTGTCGAATCGGATGACCCAGGAGTATGGGTGGAGGACGACTCGTACGTCTAAGCCGTTGATGATTGACGATTTGGCGACTGCGTTGAAGAATGGTGAACTGGGGTTGCGGGATCGGAACACGTTGGCCGAGTTGCGAACGTTCACCCGCAACGAGAAGGGGTCGATGTCGGGTTCACCGTTTGATGACCGGGTGATAGCGTTGGCGTTGGCGAACCAGATGCGTAAGTTTGCACATGCCCCGGAGTACGTCGAGAAAGTCGACGATTACTGGACGATTGACTGGTGGAAGCGTCTAGCGTTGAAGGAGGACGTGTCGGAGGATCCGTTTCGGATCGGTCAGCACACTCTGCGTGGGACACACCGAACGGACTATTAGGCACGCTTGTTCTCTCCGAGAGGTAACTATGGCTAAGAACTTTGTTTCGCATACCAACGGTACTGAGACAGTTGATGGTGCGAAGGGGCAGAACAACAAGATGGAACGCGGCGGTTCTGTCGTGTCAAACCCCATCTGGAAGCCTGGAGCTCCGAACTCGCCCAAGCAGCGCCACGGTGACCCGAAGTACGCCCAGCAGACTGGCGACTACGGCCAGGTTTCTCCACGCAAGACTCCGTTCAACCAGCATGGGAAGAGCGGCAAGGTCGAGCCGGCGAAGCCACAGCCCAAGTTGCGCGGCAGTAACGCCAAGTAATGGCGGTCCTCCCCAGGGAGGCTTCCTACCCGGAGTTCTGCGATTATGTGGTCGGTCTGAAAGGACCGAAAACTGAGGGGGAACTTGTGGAACTGTGGGAGTGGCGGGAAAAGGTTCTGAGCGTTCGCGTCGACACTGGGAAGGGTTGGCGGTCACGGGCGTTGATGCCTGATGAGCAGCATCTGTCAAACCGGGAAGTTGATGAGAAGCGGTTTGTTGAGGCGAAGTCTCAGGGACGCAACATCGAACGGTTGCCCCAGAAGGCGACATTCTGATGGTGCAGAAGACCAGGGCTGAACTGCACGAGCAGTATACGCGTCGGTTGGAACGTACGCGCCGGTGGCGTGAGGATCAGGGATATGACCGGACCTGGTGGCGTCTGATCGACCTGTACCGTGGCAAGCATTGGGCCGAATCGACGAATAGTCGCTCTGATCTGATCGCTGTCAACCTGGCATTTTCAACAATCAACGTGATCGCACCGTCCGTATCGGTGAACCATCCGAAGATCGTTGTATCAGCGAACGATGAGTCCAACAATGATCGGGCGGCTTTCGTCGAGGCTGTCGTCAATCATTTGTGGCGGCACCATGATTTCCGTAAGCCGTTCCGCCGGTCTGTCAAGGATTTCCTGATCTTCGGACATGGCTGGATCAAGGTCGGGTGGAAGTTCCTGGAGCAGGAGACTTCTCTGGCGGAGGCAGAACGGGATCTGTTGATGCAGGAAGCCCGTGTGCAGGTCGACGAGTTCGCTCTCCAGTCTCCTGACCTGTCGGGGGCGTTGCCGACCGATGAGGAGATCAACGCCAATCTGCCACAGACGGCGATGATGGTCATTGAGGATCAGCCGTTTGTGGAACGGATATCCCCATTTGACATACTTGTGGACCCGGAAGCCACCTGTATGGATGATGCCCGGTGGATCGCTCAGAAGATCATACGGCCTCTGGAGGATGCTCAACACGATCAGCGGTACAAGCCGTCTGCCCGTAAGCGTCTGGACGCTGACTCCGGTGTGAGCCCTTCGTATGTTTCTCAGTATGAGAATGAACGTGATCGGGTTCTCGACGAGGATCGTGTCACCATTTGGGAGTTCTACGACATTGCGAAGAACACGATGTCCGTGTTCTCCGAGAACGGTGACGGTTTCCTCGTTGATCCGGTGCCGATGCCGTACGCGTACGGGCAGCCGTTTGTGATGATCCGCAACTACGACATCCCGGATCTGTTCTATCCGATGGGTGACCTGGAGTCGATTGAATCTCTCCAGTTGGAGCTCGACAAGACCCGGTCGCAGTTGATGAACGACCGGAAACGGTATGCACGCAAGTACCTGTACCATGAGCGGTCGTTTGGGCCGGCAGGGCGTGAAGCGTTGGA